TACTTCTGTACATTCTTTGGTAATCACCATTAGACTTTTGCAGTAGCAATTGGAATCTAGATCGTTGATCAAGATACTTTGTTTTAATTTTTTGATTTTTAAGAGATTCAGAACCAAGTTGTTCTTCGTTCTCTATAATAAGGTCTTTTCTTACTTCTTCTTTCAATTGGTCTAAATTCATAAAATATAATTCTTTCAAAAAAATGAACAGAAATTTGATTTACTTTCTTTGTGTATATTGTCTTTAAAGACTAAAATTTAATTAAATGTTAAAGTTTATCGCATCTGTTCAAACTTATTTATAAGGTTTTAATTTCATAAAGTTGATATGCAAACTCAGCAGTTGCAATCATGTATTCTACATCTGTTGCTGTTTGAGTAAACTCTAATGCACTTAAAGATATAGGAAACATATTTTCAAAATTCACTTCAACAATAGGATTATTTTTATTGGAAAGAATTTGCAAAAATGCATCTGAATACATTGCTCTGTCAGGACTTGCGCGGCCAACTGTATCCACTGATGGTGTATCACTAACAGCTGGAGTATTTGATGTCACATCTCTGAATGTACTAAACTGCGATCTTTTATCTGGGAAACCAATACCCACCATCCAAGTGTGAAGTGAAATATAGTTTTCTAAGTATTCATCTACTATAAAATTAATAGATAAATTTTCATACACCAATTTTTCACCCATAGTAGGGATATCTTTAAATGGAGTGGCGTAAGTAACAGTACCAGAAGAAATGCCAGGAAGATTTGCACTAACCGTAAAGAATTCTACTTTTGGTAATTGATGAATACCAAAACGAAATTGAGTCGGACTTGCATAGTCTAGCTGATCAGGCTGTCTAGACATAGGTGATTGTGATGTTACCATATTACTATTTATAATAAAAAAAAGGGAGGACCGAAGTCCCCCCTAGTTTTACTCTATTACGTCTTGATTTTACATCAAGTTCGTAACTTTAACCCGACGATACCAAGCGTTGGTATTTGCATCCAGTGAAGCATTGGTATTAACCGTGTCACCAGCAGCAACCGCACCAGAGGCGGCGAAAGGATTAGCAGCAAGACCGTAACGAGTCTTGAAACCAATCTTAGGTTGGAAGGAATTCTCACCAACCGCACGAACCATCTGAAGCGGAACGTATGGGCAGTAGAAGAAACCAGCGTCGTAAGGCGAAGTGCCCTTATAACCAACAACATAGTACTGCGAAGCAGCAACATTGGCAGAATAAGGATCAACATAAACCTTGTAACGACCATTCATCACACCAGCAAATGTGGTAGACGAATCATCAACATTAAGGTTGTTGTTAAGCGCAGGCGTGTAATCAAGAACACCAGCCATCTGAAGTGCAGATGCAACATCAGCGGAGCAGATGACCATATTACCTTTACCACGGCGAGTCTGTTGACCAATAGCATTGGCATCACGTTCGATTGCGAACATAAGACCTTTGAATTTCTCAACCGACCAACGACCATTGGAATCTGTATCCAAGTCGAAGATACCAGCAGTAGTTGTGTTAACCTGAGCACCCTTAACAGCAGTAACATACAACGAGCGAATAACTTCGCGGTTGATTTCAGCAAGGATTTCCGAAGAAAGAATGTTGCTGAGTTCTGTTTCGGCATCCAAACCGTGGATTGCCTTCAAGTCCTGTGCAAGTTCCATTGTGTACTCAGCTTTGAGCGCACGGGAAACGGCCGTAACCGTAGACTTTTCAATACTGAAAGCCATCTGAGCAAAAGAGTTATTCGCACTATCGCCAAGCGCTTCACCCTGAGAAGTTGTCATACCAGTGGCACTTACATAAGTACCAGCGGAAGGACTGTCATTAAGAACAGCAGGATTAGTTTCTGTGGCACCAACATCTCCACCACCGATTGTACCGGCAGCATTTTGGTTGGATGTATCAGGAAATGCTTCATCAACGAGGGCTTCTGCACCATCTTGAGAGGCGAGCGAGGAACGCATCGCAAAGATCAAGCCCGTTGGGCCTGTCATTGGCTGCACACCACAAACGTCATATGCAATCAAGTTAGGCATCGCACGACGAACTAATGAGATCAAAATTGGGTCCCATGTATCCATCTGCCCACCACCCATGCTGTTGACTGGCGCTGTCTCTGTAAGGAAACCACGATCCTCACGCATTGCTTTTTCTTGGTTCTCTAAGATGAGAGTAGTAACTGCCCGCTTGTAAGAATCCTCAATCCGTGGAAGATCGGGGTGTTCTAGGACTGGCTGCCACTTTTCTTGTAGATGTTCTGTTTGAAACATTTGTTTCTCCTTTATTTTACATCTGTTAATATAATGTTTTTATGCACTCGCCTTTTGATTACGACTGATTGCCGACAAGTATGCTGCCATAGCATCTGTCGTATCAACGTCCTGTGCGGTGCTACCATCTTCATCATCAAATTTTTGTTCAACTACAGTTTTCGGGAAATAACTTTCCTTCAAAGTTTCGCATTTTTCACGAAAAGAATCTTCATCCGTAAAATCAACGTCTTCTGTTAGGCTCTTGAACTTTTCAATTTCGGTATCGGCTAATTCTTCAGAAACTTCAGAAATAACCCTTTCACGAACTAGACCAGACTTAGCAGTAGAAAGAACAACATTCTGTTCCATAACACTGTTAACCTTTTCTTCCAGTTCAGAAATCTTCTCAGATTGTGCTTCCAGAACGTCATATTTTTCATCTGGAACATCAATATAGTGATCTTCAAACAACTGTTTCAGTCCAGAGATAAAGTCTTCTGCAATTTCGCCCTTCAAACCGCGCTCGATTGCCAACTCATTCTCTTTCGTCCATTCCTCTACAACGTAGTTGAGATATGTATCTACTTTTTCTGTAAGTTCAGATTTAAAGGTATCTAATTCTTCTGCCTTCTCCTCCAAAACTTCTTCTTGAATACGTTCAATCTCTGAACGTAATTTGGACTTAACTGCGGCCTCAAAAATTGTCGCAGCCTTAGTCTTAAATTCTTCTGAAAGATTATCATCCGAACTCATCAAAGCTTCAACGTCTTCTGTGACATCAATATCTTTAATACGATCTTCAATTGTATCACTCGATACCTCATCTTCAACAGGTTCTTCTGCAATAACCTCATCACCCTCTGCTTCAAATCCAGCAGCTAATTTTTCGGGTTTATCAGATTTGCCTTCACCTTTTTGTTGTGCATCACTACTAATTTCTTTTGCTTTAGCAGCAACTTTCTTAGCAGGCGCATCTTTTTGTTCTGGGGCTACGACAGGGGTGCCAGTATCTTCTGATTCACCCTCTACTTTATCACCCTTTTCAGCGGCGGCAGCACCATCAGTAGGCTGTTTTGAAGCCTCTTCTAGTTCAGCTAGAACTTCCGCTTCAAGTTCTTCAATTGTTTGTTCTAATTCCGACATTTGGTGTCTCCTTACCTTGCTGTTAACATATATTTATAAATTATAATTTCTTTAGGAATTTTGCAAATTCCAAGGCTTCTACTCTTGCATCTCTTTGTTTTTCTTTAACATCAAACTTTTGTTTTAATCCAACGAGTTCTGCTTCAAGAAGGGCCCCATTATTCCAAACCCACTCTTTTCCTTCCATAATACCTTCTACGAAAGCATTTGGTGCAGAAGGATCAGCAACGATATCAGCAGCAGTTGCGAGATAAAAATCATCCCGAACATAACTTGCACCGCCTTTTTGATCTAAACTACCCATTCCCCGTGAGGAAACACCTAGTTTTGCACCTTCATCCATGAGGTTTTTGACAATTTCACCCATAGGGGTTCCCATAATCTTTGCCTCACCGATAAAATTCTTACCATCTGGTTTTAAGGAAGTAATCATGTGTGATACACGTTCCAGATTAACTGTTGGCCCATCAGGGTGGCCAAGTTCACCAAATGCACGTTTCTCTTTAATAAAATTCTTATTATACTTTATAACTTCGTTTTGAAGTACTTCCATAGGATATACGCGACCATTACGGTTCTTAATGTCAGCTTGCATGAAGATACCACGAATCTTGTAGTTCTTACCACCGTCTTCTTTTGCTTCGCAGATATATTCTACTTCTTCTACAGCTTCTGAAAATAACTTTACCGTATTCATTAACTTTATCCTTTATGTGATATTATCAAAACCAGATACTTTTTTCATTTTTAAAATAATAGTACCTACACATGCACTGTCATTTTCGATGTAGATGTCACCAGTAATACCACTACCAGCATTATTTGCAAGAGAAGGTAAAAATTGACCACCGCCATTGTAAGTACCATTACCATTTAGTGTTAGTGCAGTTACGTTTGTTGTAGCGTCCCATTCAATCTCTGTTACTGAACTAACAGTCCACTGACAAGATACGATAGACACTCTAGGAGCAGTGGCAGCACCAGCAACTTCCGAAACGTCTACTACCTTTAAGGCAGTTCCATTTGTTCCAGAAATTGTATGTTTCGTGATAAGTTCAAAATCTGAATCTACTAGTGTTTGTGTTACAATAGCCATTACCTACTCCTATATTGACAACATTTCTCGTTCAAAATAACCCATAAGGTCTTTTTCTTTGACCTTGAATTTTTTTGAAACATCTTTAATAGTTTTATCAAATGTATTTAGGAATTCTGAAGGTTTAGAATCCATAACCTTAAATATTTGATCAATAGCGTCACGCATCTTAGGAGAAAGTCTTTTATACTCCTTAGATTTTCTGTGTTCGTCTTTTTCAAATACAGCTGTGTTATAAACACCTTCAAAATTTCTACTTACCATTTTGATCTTCATACTTTCCAACAAAGTTTTTAGAAATTTCTTTTCTTTTATTTTCTAAACTGTCACCAATCTTAGTTGTTATTGCAGCCTTGAACGCATTCTCTGCTTCCAAGTTTTTTCCTAATTCAATTGCATCTATAAATTCTCTACTCATTTTTATCTCCTTCTGGCGGCGCTTCACCATCATATTTTGCTACATCGTCTGCTGCAATGGCACCACCACCAGCATCCTGTGGATATCTGGTAATACCATCACCAGCATCTGGCAAATCTATACCACCATCCATTGGATCAGTTTCCAGCTCTTTATTGATTTGAATACGCATATCATCAATTTGAGAATCATTCATACGCAAAACCTTCTTCAGTACATACTCTTTGCTGAAGAATGTTCCAATATATGATTGAATACCATCAAGTGCTTGTATTCTATCATTAAGAAGTTCTGCATCTTTCAATTCTGCGAAATGGCCATCCTGCAAGAAATCATATTGAACGTGTTCTTGAATTAAAGGCCAATCTTCTGGCGCAATAACACCTTTCAACAAGAGTTGTGTTTTAAGAATATCTGTAAACATGGGAACAAACTTCTTACGAATTCTTTGTACAAACTTAGTAAATTTTAATTCGTCCCTTGTGATTTCTGAAGCCCGTCCAAGACTAAATCCATTATCAGATTCCATACGAGAAATAGGAACATTCAAGGATTTATAAAGTTTCTTTTGGAAGTATTGAATGTCATCAATCTCACCCAGATTAGAGCCACCGGGCAATGTTGTAATTTCAGTTCCTCTACCACCTTCACGGCGCGGCAACCAAAAATCTTCCAACATAGACATATGATTTCTATCATCTCTAACTTCCCCTGTGTTCGCATCATACACAAGTTTATTACGATAACGATTCATAACATCCTTTAGATATTGTTCTGCCTTTATCTTAGGTAGATTACCAACATCAATGTAGAAAATTCTGCGTTCTGGAGCCCTTGAAATGCGATAGATAACCAATGCATCTTCAATCATTCGTAATTGGTTTACTGGTTTAATTGCTTTATGTAAATATGAAAGAACACGGCCGCTATTACCATCAATCAAACCAGATGGGCAATATGTAATAGAATCTGGAGCAATTTTTAATCCTTGATTAGTACCACCAGTTCCAGCCGAACCTAACCCCTTTTCATTATAAACATAATACTCTTCAACCTTTTCAATCATATCAACGCTTATGCCAGCCAATTTCTTTTGATCTTTTTTAACTTCTCTTACTTTTTTAATTTTGGTAGGGTCAATATATCTCAATTCCGTAATACCCCTTTTGGGGTTCTTTGTATCGATGATTTTATGATAAAATAGTCTACCATCTACATACCATCGACGGAAAATGTCATGGCCTTTTTGTTCAAAATGAAGAAGTCGCAAAACTTCATGAAATTCTGAGCGTATTTTTCTTTTAATTTTTTCTGGATAGGGTAAACGATCTAAAGTAATTTCAACTGCTTGATCGTTTTGATTTGAAATGATACCTTCATTAATAATATCATCTACTGCTGTATCGCACTCTGCTTGTTGTGCAATATCACGATACCGACGAATTAAATCTAAATCGGTTCGTTCTCTACCATCTGTATCTAAAACTTGACCAAAGAAACCACCGCCAGCAACATCGATAGTGCCGTCATCAGGAGTTGGGGTGGAGAATGTTGTTTCTCCACCCGAATCCTTTTTTGATTTCTGTATACTGAACCCAAAAAGTTCTGCCATAATGTCTCCTACTATTGTTGTAACTATTTAGTAGGTTTAAATTAGAAGTTCACGCCAGAAGCTTCAAAGTGTTGGTATCTCCAAGTGACCTCAAATTCTTCAACCGCAGTTGCTTCATCACTAGTTAGATCAATTTGACCACCACTTGTCTGTGGCCATGCACTTCTGAAGATATAAGTTTTCAGAACTGTTTCATCACGGTCCAACTGTTCAACAGTCAAATCTGTTTGATAATCAGCAGGAGCAATAACACCCTGCGTTGAAATAAAGTCATTAATACCGTTTGACCATCTTTCAATTGCATTCTTAATCATAAAGTCAGTATCATTATAAAAAGTTGTTGACCAAGGCTCAGGTGCAGCCCTATCTCCAGCAATATAGATATTTCTGCCACGGAAAGGAATTGCAATTTCTCCAATAGTTGTCGTTGGTAGATTTGTACCTTTGCACATAAAAGATGTTCTACGAACATCTAACCCAATTGCAATTCCTACTGGAGCAGTAATCGTTACCCGAAACTGGTTAGCACGAGCACCACCGCCGATTAAGTTAGCTTTAAAATCGTTGATATTCATGATTAGCCTCCTACCTCGCTAAACGATACACCAGTTCGTACAGCAATAAAGTTTAGTGTAATGAAGTTAATAGACCTTGCGGGTTTGATGTAAATATCCCCAACAAACTCATTTCGGTCAATAACTTCACCAGTGTTATTAGATGAATCGCATTTAACAGAGAAGTCAGTGATACCTCTCCGGCCTTGTACATCTCTCAAGAAAGGTTCAACCATGTTACGGAACTGGGCCCGTGTAAACTCATCATTGAATTCAAAGAGCATATACTTAGCAGCAGTTGCAATTGCTTTTTCAAGAACAAGGAACAATCGACGCACGTTAATGCGGTCAAATGCACTTGGTTTAGTCTGTGCGGTTTTATCACCGAACAAAACCACACCTTGGCCTGGAAAGTTAACTACTGGATTGATACGAGCTTTATAAAGAATATCACGGTCTGCTTTCTGTGGATTGAAAGAAAGTTTAACCGCGCCCCGTATATTACCACGAGTATAACCAGCAGGCGAGAACCAAGGATCAGCAACATTATCTGTAAATGCACAAAGACCAGCAGTATCACCGTTCAAAGGAACATATCGATATACATCACTGTACTTATCATACATATATTTGTATCCACTATCGAATACCATATAAGACGATGATGGGCATGTATCAAATGCATCTTTCACATTATCAGTTGCAGTTACCGTGCTGACAATTCCAACCGTCGCAGCGCGATAAGGTGATGCGAAACCAACACAATCCCTACGCAATTCACAAAGGTCTGTAATCATTGTTACGTGCGTATCATGACCCGTTACAGTATCAGCAACGCCAGAACTTGGGCCAGATAACACTAAGTTAATGTCAAGATTTTCTGTATCAGCAAACTTGTCATATGCAATTTCAATTTCACCAGCAGTAACAGAGTAATCATCCGTTCCACCTGTCAGTGTATCAACTGTTACACCACTTACTAATGTGTAATCCGTTCCTGTTGCAACATCTGTACCCCAGTTAGAACCAGCAGAAATATGGTCTGTCCAGTAAATGAAACTAGACTGAGTGAAGATAACATCTGGATAATAATTATTACCACCTTGTGGAGTTTTCGCATACAAGTTTTTTGACATGGATGGGAAAATTTCAATAACCGAGCTTGTACGTCCTCCCTTAACATCAACATCATAACCAGTAATATCACCAGTTTTATCATAAACTGCAACGTGAAGTTCATCTAATTCACCGCGGCCGTTTGTAGTTGCCCAAGGCGATGTGCCGGGAGCAGAATCGAAGAGGTCACTGAAACGCCAGCGACGACGAACTAGAGAGTTATCAGGAATAATTGTCTGAAGTCCGCCACCAGCAGGATCATCAAGAACCCGAATGGTGAGAGTTTCAGAAGAAATTGCTGTAACTTCATATTCTACGTTACCGGATTCCACTTTGTCATGTCCAG